GCGCCCACACAAATCACCTTGCAGAGCGGTAGAAGCATCCCCGCAGCAACCGAACCAGGCCCGTCCTTCCTTGACACCCCGCATGGAACGGTGGTGTGCAACGGCTATGACAGACCCGTCTTGGTGAACCCGTGGCCGATAAACACGTCCCCCATCCCCGCCTTTGCTGTCAGGTTTCTGATTCGGCAGCTTGGGTTTGACGGCAACCCCCCGGCACCGCAGCCCCGAAGGGTGCAGCCGATGCCCGTGTCCGTGGCATCGAGCACCATCACAGGTGGGGGAGCGGTTACCCTTTGGTGCCTTGCCGATGCCGAAGCCATCAGCGATGGGGCACGGTGGGGGCTTGGGTTTGAGAACAACACCACCGGGGCACCGGGGCAGAAGACCACAGTGGGCTACTCCATTGCCCACATCTTGAACACGGGAAGCGAGGGCCCGCGCTCACCCATTGCCCAAACGTCTTGGGAGCTTGAAGACAATGCCGAGGGCTTCAAGTACGCGGTTGCCCTTGAAGTGCCAGAGGGGCCACCGGGCACGGTAGCCCGCAAGGTGTACCGGACTGCCAACTACAGCGATGACAGCCCGACCCCCGATGACACCACGTTGTACTTTGTGGGGCTTATCCGCAACAACGTCGATGGGTTCTACTTCGATGCGGTGGGCAGTGCTGCGCTCGATGACCCTGCCCCCATCGTCAACCCGGGGCCGTTCCCCGCACCCCGTGCCCGCTTCCCTGCCATGTTCAAGCAGTGCCTGTTCTTGGATGGCGGGGTCGATGACCCATACACCCTGTATTACTCCGCACCCTCCAAGATTGAGCAGTTTAGCAGCCTGCAGAGCTTGGAGCTGGGCAGCGAGGCTGGGGGCATCACTGCGCTGTATGGCGATTACACCAAGCTGATTGTGTTTCGGGAACGGGGCATCGATGTTGTTGAGGGTGACTTTGTTGCAGGCTTCACAGTCAGCAGCATTGACCGCACCCTTCAATGCAGGGCGCCCCACAGTGTGCAGCGGGTGCCTGGGCTTGGCTTGGTGTTCCTTGCCGTCGATGGGGTCTATGCCTTGACGGGTGGGCTGCAGGGTGGCGCTATCATTGACATGGTCAAGCTTTCACAGGGCTATGACGACACCATCAGCCGCATCACCCCGGACTGCCAGGCAAAGGCTGTGAGCATCTACAGCGCAGCAACCAGGGAGTATCACCTATACGTCCCGGTGGATGGCAACGACCGCCCCAACCTTGGGCTTGTGCTGCACATTGACAAGCTTCAACGCAACCCCGATGTGTCGGCATGGTCAACCCGCAAGGGCTTCCCGGTCGGATGCCTTGCCAGCACCCATAGCGGTGCCGTGCTCTTTGGTCACCATACGGGCAACGAAACGGGCAACAGCTCGTCAGAGCGTGGCATCTTTGTCATCAGCGGCAGACGCAACTTGGGGGGCACCGTACCCGTGCCCGATGTCTTCACCTTGGGGCCAAGACCGGGCAGCCTGTACCGCAGTGCATGGAATGACTTTGGTGACCCACAGCTCTTGAAGCAGGTGCAGTATGTCACCATCTGGGTAATGACCACGGGCAACCCACAGGTGACCCTGCGGTGGTACAAAGACTTCAACCTGACCGCCACAACTGAACGCACCTATGTCATGCAGCCCCCCGACCAAGCCACCCTGCCAGTCTATGGGCAGGCCGTGCTTGACGCGTCGGGGGTGGTGTACCGGAATGAGCGCCTGGTACCCCTGCGGTATGCCGTGGCAGTGCAGAGCTGCGCACACTTTGCCTTTGAAGTGGAAACCACAGATGACATTGTCTTGATTGGCTTTGAGTACGGGTTCAGTGTCAAGGGCACCGAAGTCACAAGGGGGCGCCGGGCATGAAGCACTGGACACAGCGGGAAGCCTTGACCGGGGTGACGGTCAGCCCTGATTCAATCAATGACGAGCTGCGGGCACAACAAAGCAGCATCACCACGCTTGACCGCTCACAGGTGCCCGTCAATCTGGTTGACCACAACAACAGCGAAACCAATGCCATTGCCCAGGTGTGGCAAGACCGTGCCTATGGGACGGATGCCGAGCAGAGTGCCGCAAGGGATACCAAGACGGTTTCTAATGGGTGGCAGTGCATCACCTACAGCACAGGCATCACAGGGTGGGTGAACATCAACAGCACCATCAGCCTGTCAGGCTTCAAGGGTGGCAGCCTGTTTGGGGAATGGTCGGGCAACGCTATGGTGTTTCCTTCCTTTTGTAGCACCGTCGGCAACATCTACCCCGGCAGTCCCCGATACTGCGGGCTGCGCATCTTGGTGAACGGGGTGCCCCTGGTAGAGCGCCGGGGGGTTGCCTTGCATGAGCACTTCAGGGTGTTCGGTGTGGGACGTTTTCCACAGGGTGACTTGCAGGTTGACCTACAAATTCACATCACAGACCCCGACCCCAATGACATCCTGTTTGTGTCGGGCATCGGCAATACCAACGTGCCGCAGGTGCATGTCTATTCAAACCGCTATCTCTTTGTGGGGCGCTACCGATGAGCCGTATACAACGCACCCGCATTGTGGATGGGCAGCCCGTCACCGCTACCGACTTGAACAACCGCTTCACAGACTACAGTCAAGCCGGGGCGCTCAATGCCTTCAACGTTCGGGATGCAGCTCTTGACCTTCCACAGATGAAGTCAGACTGGTTTACCCGCGACATCTGGGAGCAGACCCTTGGGGAGTACAACCTGAGCCACAGCAGCAGCAACACGGTTGCCGCGACCACCGGGGGCTTCCCGGTTGCTGGGCACGTTGTGCAAGACTTTGGGGGCACAGCATCGGTGCTCAACTTCGGGCTTGGTGGTTTGACCATCGGCACTGATGAAGTGTTCAGGCTCTATTGGGATCTGTCGGTCAAGCCTTCCTACACGGGCACGCCCTGGACTGCCTTTGGGTCATTCAGCAAGTACACCTTCCCCGACCTGCCCAAGACAGGCACCGTTGACATTGCAACCAATGCCAATGTGTGGGTGCTGTACCCAGAATGGGATGTCACAAGCTCTGCCCTTGCTAACTTTGTCCCCGTGCCTGGACAGGGAAGCTTCAATAGCAACTACACCGGGGCACGGTACGGCAACGCCCTTGCAGACTGTGAAGCCACCACGGTCATCCCCGCATGGGTGCAGGTGGCAAGCAATGCGCAAAACGGTGGGGTCACCGCTGCGGGCTTGTTTGACTCCGGCATTGGATGGCGGGGGGTGTCGGGTGCCTGGCACTACACCGGACTGCAGACAACGGTCTATGGTATCCGGTGGATCATCAAGGGCATCTTGCACCCTGAGCAGGTGGCCAATGTCAACTACCTGGGCTTCGATACGGTGGCTGGGGGCACAGGCACGGTGCAGCTCGAATATACAAGCGGCAAGGCACAAGCCATCATCATGAGGTTGGGCTGATGGCATACACACCACCGAACACGTTCACCGCGTCTACCGTCTTGACCGCTGCCGATGTTGAAGGCAATGCGGAGGAGCTGCGTGCCTACTTGCATGAGGGCGTGAACACCACCGACTTTCAAGCATCACAGTGGATACAGACCCGGCACATCCAACCCCCGATCGTCGAGCCTTACACGGGCACACAACACGGGGTCAGCGGGCACATTGCTGGGCAGGATGGCGGGGGCTTGGGGGTGCGCTTGAGCTTCTGCACAAGCTACCTCACAGGCAACGGGCTGGTTGGTGCTGACCCCAAAGACTGGGTCATCATCCCCAACACCACCTTCCAGTTGCGCATGCACCGACCCTTCAAGGGGTTCTTTCATTGGTGGATGGAGCTTGAGCACGGCCCCGATAATGTGCCCTATGTCAGTGGGCACAACTACCAGATCAAAGACCGCTTGAACTACATTGCCCCGTACTTTGGCAACGCATCGGGGGCAGATGTCACCGCAGCCCAGGAAGGGCAGAACCATCAGGGCCCGAGCGGCATCTACTGGCAGACAACCACCCCCATCGGTGCCAAGTTCCCATACACCATTGCAGCAGGGTACGGGCAGCGGGATGGGTGCATGAAGTTTGAAAGCAACAGCCTTGCAACGGTCACCGCAGGGCTATGCTATTACGGGCAGATAGACCGGGTGGGCATCGTCAACTGGGGCATTGCCCTTGAAGCTTGGTACATTTAGGGGGCGCTATGGATCCGTTAACTCTTGCACTCATTGCAGCA